AAACGGCTGCGGGATCTCTCAATGGGAGCCGAAGAGTCCGGTCAGTTCTCAGCTGCGATAAATGCTGAAAAGACCCGATCGGCGCTGGGCGGATTGACCACCGATCGGCGTGAGACAAATCACTTTCATGCGATTGAGAATATGGACCGGGAAGAGATTGAAACTAGGTTGACGGAACTTAGAACATCCCACCCCAGTGTATTCTTAGATGCCGATTATGAGGTTGTTGATGACGCAAAAACCGGAAACTCTGATGTGGAACAACCTTCGGTCGAAGATGCCAAAGAGTTGGAACACCACGCGGATTGAAAACCGTTACGGCGGCGGGATCCCAGACGTTCACGTATGCGCGGAGGGGTTGCCTTTTTGGATAGAGCTCAAAGTTACAAAAACTAACCGCGTAAATGTATCTGCTCATCAAGTTGCGTGGAATTTCGCCTATTCCCAATCGGGGGGCGTGAGTTTCTTCCTTGTTGCGGCCCTCGCATCGTCCAACCTATATCTGTTTGACGGGGTCCATGGTCGGGGGTTAGCGGAACACGGACTGAAGACGGGTCGGGTCGGGTCGGTCGGGTCGGTCGGGTCGGGGTCGGGTCAAGTCGGGTCGGGTCAAGTCGGGTCGGGGTCGGGTCAAGTCGGGTCGGGTCAAGTCGGGTCGGGGACCATGGTTCCATGCCTCTGGTCGGGGTCGGACCAGGTCGGGCTCCGGGAGGCGATGCTCGATATCGTTCGAGGTCGCATTGCGCCGGGGCTCGAGGAAAAATAATACCCTGGCCGGATTTCTCCGACCAGGGTACGGCGGCGGGGTGCACCCGGCCGCCGGCGGCGCCATTATGTGTCAACAACCGGCGCCGTAATCTCTGACAACAAATCCGCTAGTGTCATTCTTAGCCTTTGAACCTTTCGGATCCAGCCCCACGATAACGGGTTGCGGGTCCAAGTGTCGTAGGTCGTGTTCCGTTCCGTCAATGACGGGGTAACCCATGAACGTTTCTGGCTGGCCGTCGCCAAATACTACCGCAACATTTTTGCGATTCGCTAAAACATGTATGGCTTGATCCATGTTCGTCTCGGAAAGGCTAAACGTTAAATGATAATTGCTAGGCCGGTTGGGATTTAGGATCCGCTTCATGCTTTTTGTGTAGTCGACGAATTGAACATCCGGGAATTGTTCCGGCAAAGTCTGGCCGTTATATCCTTTGATATATTCAAACGCGATATCGGTTGAACCGTTAGGCCTTATCGCCAGCTCTTTATTCTCGCGGTCCGCTTTGCGGACCATAGCGCGGACATGGTCCGCCATCTCACCCATAAACGCCGCTCGCTCGTTCATAAAAAATTGAGACTTGGCAATTCTGCTTTCGCGCGTGCGGTTGGTTCCGTTTTCTAGATCCGAAACAATGGCCGCTTGGCCGCTGTACATTCCCAGGCATAAGGCGCGACAACCGGCGCTCGAGTCTGGGCACAAATTGCCAGCGCCGCCGGTACTATGCGGCGCCATATAATTAATTGCGTTTAGCCAACCGTACTTGTCGGCTTTGATTGCTTTCGCGCTATCAGTTGAAAAGAATTTTGTAAATCTAGGCATTGCGAATTCTCCAATGTGTGGTTGTTGACATGGTAAAAGTACCACGAATTCCCAATATATGTCAATAGGTCGGGTCGGGTTTATTTTCAGTCGGGTCGGGACCAGGTCGGGTCGGGTCGGGTCGGGTCGGGTCGGGTCGGGTCGGGTCGGGTCGGGTTTAAATAAAAAAAACCCCGGCGAAGGATTGCCGGGGCGGTAGGTGGTGGGTCGCGGGCCAGGCTCGATGGCTGGCGCCCCACAGGGAGCCCGGCGACGATACGGCCGCCGAGCGCCTGCGTCAATTGAAGAGGAATGTTTGGAGAATGAGTCGCTCGCGCATTTCCCCCTCGTCGTAATACTCAACGCAACTACCGCAAACCCACCACTTATCGTCTATGACTTCGTGCGGTGAATTGCGAACGTCGAATACATCTCTGCACAAATCGCATGTCGTATTGTCGCCGTAGTTTGGATCATGATTAAACATTTTCATGCTGAAACCTCCAATTTTGTGGCGCTCAACCGTATGGTGATATCGCCACCCGCTAAAATTCTAGCTCTTTGATCGTCCTGTAGCGGTATGAATTCCGCGAAGTCGTCGCCACTCACTGCGTGGGTTTTATCCCATAGCGTGTCCTCGTTTCCTTTCGTGGGTTTGTATCCCCGCGCATAAACAACGGTAATGGTTTGCGCACCCATTGCGAAGTTTTTAGTCGTGGGTGACATTAGATATATCCCGTCATCCTTCACGAGCCATAACCCGTGTTCGCTTGTTGGCTTTTTGTTGTATGGCTTGCGCCGTTCCTGACCCACCGACCATTCTAACATCTGCGCTAGAGTTTTTGCTTTGTCGTTTTTGAATGTAAGTTTGTGCATTGTCTTTCCTTTTGGTTGTTGACAGGCATCATTATACATGGGATACCATGGAGGTCAACAACCAACGGAGAAAATTATGACTTTCAACTATCATACGGACGCCGGCCACGGGTGGCTTGAAGTCTCGATTTCGGAATGCCTCGCCAATGGTCTCACGCCAGAAGACTTCTCGCGGTTTTCATATCGCAGTGAGGAAACGCTATTTTTAGAGGAGGATTGCGATCTACCTTTGTTCGCCAATGCCTATCAAAAATTGCACGGCCAACAAATAGAAACTAGGGACCTGCACGATTCGACGGGTGAACACTTTATCCGAAGCTTGGCAAGTTTGGAGTCAATGTCATGAGTGTCTACAAAGTGTTTACCCGTACATGGTGGATTGAGAACGAAGCTTGGCCGGATGGATTGGAACCATGCGCGGGTAATCAGCGCACGATTGCGCGGAACATTGCCAGCGAGGGCGAAGCGCGTGAGATAGCGCAAAAATGGAACGCGGAACATGACGCCGGCCGCTACTCTTTGAAAGCTGAATACACCGTCGCGTAGTCAAGCAAACTTTCTCTCAAACTTCGGGCGGCCTTCGGGTCGCCCTTTTTTGTGTCCGGCCGCTGCCCGATCGCTGCCCGGCCGCCTGAAAATTGATTTCGATCAAGCTCATTTAATCGTTTGACGTAATACCATGTTTCATGGTAACGTTCTAACGTTACCTAGAAACAAACAAACCAGAAAGAGAGAAAGACAATGGAAGATTATTACGGATGGAATATGTGGGAAATGTCAGATGGTTCATGGCAAGCGCAGCGCCCAGACTGGGAGAACCTTGTTATAACCGCCAACAACAGATTTCAAATGATGCGGGAATGTCGCCGATGGGGCGATGAATAATTTCCGTTTAATCAAATGGGCGTGGCCATGGTGGCCACGCCCAACATTTAGAAAGAGAGAAAGAAAATGCAAACTTCCAAATTGGTTAACGATTACGTTAAGGCCTACCAAAATAAAGGGTTGATTGCGGCATCGATTGTCGAAAAAACGCAAGCGCTTCAAAGAGAATTGAAAGCGCAGGAAAAGCAATTGGCCGAGTTGAAAGAATCAATCATTAAGGAATTAGAAAACTCTAATTCCAAGAGATTAGAAAGCACAACCAATTTTGTTATTTGGAATCCAAGCCCCGTTGTCGCGCATGTTCGCAACACTATGTACGTAAACAGATATCCCAAATCTAAATAATCCCTAGGGCGTGGCCATGGTGGCCACGCCCATTACTTAGAAAGAGAGAAAGATAATGCGATACGAAATTAAAACCAAATGCGACGAATGTGACGGACACGGAAAACGCCAGCACCGAACCGCTGTTGATGAATTCAGAAACAGCAATTGCTATGAATGCAACAGCACGGGATTCATCACTCTATATGAAACCCATGACAGCGAGGCCGACGCATTGGCCGATTATCCTCACAGCCTAGTTCGTCCTGTTCTGAACCCAATGCTTCAGGGTTTGCAAGAACTGTTCGATAAACTCGCAACGGTTCCGCTTTCCAGTGATCAACAACGCGACACCATTGAACGCGAAGCATTGAACCATAAGGAAAGCATCCACGAATTGGCGCAACATAATGCGGAACTGCAACACCGCTTAAGGGAGTATGAGAAATGAAGAACCGTTTGAACGCCCGCGATTTTCTAAAATGGTATTCAAAGACTTCGCACGCTTCGCGAAGCATGACTGCCAATCATCTTTACGAAATGGAAGAGGCCGACGTTAAAGCATTGACGCGACTAGCCAACGATTTGATTGACGACCTAGCACGCCATCGCAAGCGCAAGATTTGCATCGGGCAATTGAACGAAGGCGAGCATCTTGTGAACTGGTAGGGCTGGGATGCCTGGGATATCATGGACTAGGCTTAGGCTTAGGTACTTAGGCCGGAGGTCAACCC